GCACCTTTGTGTGTGATACGCAGGCGTGTACCGATGCCATTATTAATTGCGTTACCACCAGCAGCACCGGCAGCGTTACTACCACCATTGCCACCGCGTCCATAGACAGTCACACCTGCGTTGATTACAAGGCTGATATAAGAGTTGGTAAGTGAACTCGGGAAATCTAAACATGGCACGCCGCTACTGGACGACACCAGATCCCCTGTAATGGTAACAACGACTGGCGTCGCCCCCTGGGATTTTAAATAGTTGATCAGTGTGTCTTTGTTGTAGTTATGATTCGCACCGATGCTGTACTGAACTTCTTTAGATCGCCCGGCCATTTGAGACATTGAACCAGCCGCTGGCAGTTGCACCGCCGTTCGAGCCGCACTCATCCATCTCTGGCCTGTCACACTGACAGCCGAAGACCCAATCCAACCGGGAACACCGACAATTGGCACATCTAATCTCCTTTTTGATGTGAATATCCTGAATGGTGAGGGTGGCCCCTCACCATTCACCTTGATTACATTTTTGCCTTCAGTTCGCGCACTTCCTCGCGCAGCTCTTTGACAGCCTCGACCAACATGCCGATAACGCCGTTGTAGTTAAGACGCAGACGAGGCTCTCCTGACTGATCGTTATGGTCAACCGTTACCAGTTCAGGCTGAACATTCTGGACGTCCTGAGCGATGAGGCCGCCAGACTGCTCATAACGGCCACAGACCTGAATCTCGTAGAGAACACCTTCGATCTGCTCCAGCTTGTCGAGCGCCCGCTCAATTTTGCGAATATTGCGCTTACTACGGCGGTCGGAACGGATGTAAACGTCATTAAAACTACCGTTGCCTGCGCAAACCCAAGTGCCGTCGTTCTGGAGATAAGCGGCAGCGTCAGTGCCGTTTGCGGTACGTGAGTTGTTGATCATGTAAAAACCAAACTGACTGTTTCCCAAGCCACCCAAGAAGAATTTGCGATCCGCGTGGTCTTGTCTCAACAACGCTTGTGCAGAGCTTGTACTTACAGCGTTCCTCCCGAAGATGACGTTCTGGTTACGCATATCTATCCACGCGCCAGAGCCGCTGTTGATGGAAAAACGGTTGGCGTAAACCCACGCACTTGACGTGATGTCACCCGTTACACTCAACGGCTTAAGGCTTTGCAGCGTGCTATTAACGAACCTAAAAACATGGGCGCTATTGGCGTAAACATCCAGAATGCCATCTCCGTTCTGTTTAAAGCCGGTGTCATTGTCACCCAGAACAATGGAATTACCGCCAAGACCATTGACCACACCCAGCCCAAGACCACCGTTAACAACAGCACCATTGCCCATTGTTACTCTGCCATTAGTGAGATCTACATAAAATGGACGAAGCGAACCTATATCACCATTTTCTCCCTGGTCTTTTGCTGTCGGGATAAGGTAAAAATTATTTTCGGAACGGCGAAAAATCATCCCGTATGCCGCATCGTAAATGCGTAACCCATCCGTAGAGCGGATCTTAAGCTGTCCGGACATCGTACCGCCGCTGTTTTTCATAAATAGCGCATCAATCCAGCCTGCAAATCCCGACTTATTAATGTATAAATTTCCATCATTTGCCAGAATGCCTCCACCTTGCGTCTTGAGGGGCTGACTCACATTTTGCAGCGTCAGCACACCAGTCATTGTTCCGCCAGAAATCGGTAACGCACCGACATCAGCCGCAGTGGGTTTGAGAGCAGTGTTGTAATCTCTGCGCCAGGCAGGGGCATACGCGCTACCGTGATTAATATAGGTGAACTGAGCACTGGCAATACCACCTCCGGTTGTCGTTGTAGGCGTAGTAACTCGGATGGTCATTGCGCCTTCGTGACCTAAAACCTCGATAACCGCACCAGCAAGACAAATATTGCCGACACCTGTATCAGTGATAATTTTATTGTCGGCATATGACCAAGAGCCTTTCATCATCCAATACGGTACGGCGAAAGCACCACGCTCCTTCAGCCATGCGATAAATTCAGCGGTAGTCCAGTTGCCAGCCCCAGTACTGTATGACGCGCTAAACGTCTGTGCAGCCCCAACATCTTTCGCTGTGGGTTTATGAGCAGTGGTATAGACCTGCGCCCAACCAGACCAATTCGCTGTCGAAGTATCACGGCGTGAACGAACATAAACCGGTGCATGAGCACCATCCGTTCCGCTCCAGCCAACAAGCATCTCGCCCTCACCAGAAGCACTCGCACCTTTCATGTGCAATACGTTGCCATACATGGTCGGGTAGCTATTGTTGTACGCCTCATACATTTGAATGCCAGCAGTGCCTTGAGTAGAGCCGCTTAACGCCGTAACTCGGCCACGAGATACCAATGTATTAATATTGATATCGCCTGAACCATCAAACTTAACACCATTGATGTTTCTCGCTGTTTGCAACTTCGTAGCCGTTGAAGCATTGCCATTCAAGCTACCATTTACGCCACCAGTAACATTGAGTCCATTAGCGATCGTAACAGCACCATTGGCATTGTTAATGATAAGCGGCCTTAAACTATTATAGGTTCCCAGGCTGTTACCCGAATTGGTCAACATGAAATATGTGTTTGAACCATCGTTTCGGATAAAGAATCCGTAGCTTCCGTAGGCAATGCGCAGACCATTCGCCGATTTTGAAATGATCTCACCAGTAGCCGTTAAACCGCCGTTGAGATTTCCTCCGGTTATTGGTAATGCGCCGACATCCGTGGCGGTCGGTTTAATGTGCGAACTGTAAATGACATATACCGTTCCATCAGTAAGACCAGTTGGTTTATTCGCTGTATAAGTTGGTGATGTATGAATCGTTACGCTGGCGTTACTGGTATAATCCCACTGAATATTAACACCTGTGGCGTAATTACCTATTTCAACATAAACATCATAGGTATCACCGGATGTATTCACCCATGCAAAATTAGTAAATCCAACCGATGTCCGTCGCCATAATGCACCAGTAATACCCTTTGGATTTCCATTTCCGGCACGCAGAACCAGCTCAGAGATGCCTGCTTGATGCGGGGAGCCAACGTTATACCCTGCACCACCAATCAGGCTTATGTAAACCACGGAACTGGCCTGTGGCATGGTTACAGTTGCCAGCTTGAACCATCCGGCACCACCACTAAAAGATATTGTTGCTGAGTTGATCGTGCCTATAGACCTTGGAGTTAGCTCAATGTTTTTAGAACCGTCAAACGACACCCCATTAATAGTACGCGCAGTCTGCAACTTCGTAGCAGTAGCCGCATTACCTGTTGTATTCTGATTACCAGTCGTATTAACACCTGGCAAATTAATATTTGCAGTACCATCAAAGCTCACGCCGCCGATAGTTCTTGCCGTCTGTAGTTTTGTAGCAGTTGCGGCATTACCAGTGGTGTTCTGATTACCCGTAGTATTTACACCTGGAAGGTTGATATTTGCAGAACCGTCGAAACCAACTCCACCGATAGATCTTGCCGTCTGCAATTTCGTTGCTGTACTTGCATTACCATTTAATGTTCCGGTGATACCACCAGTAACAGACAACGGACCTGAAACTGTTCCTCCGGTTGTTGGCAGTGCTCCAATATCTAACGGCGTCGGTTTCTGATGTGTGCTATACATCGTATAAACAACACCATAGGTAACGCTGGAAGGCTTACTCGCTGAATATGTTGGCGATGTATAAATAGAAACTGACGCATTTGCAGTACAATCCCAATGGATATTTACACTCGTCGCATAATTGCCAATTTCAACGTAAATATCATATGTATCGCCGGATGTGTTGATCCAGGCGAAATTCGCTAATCCGACAGCTGTACGCTTCCACAAAGCACCTGTAATTCCTTTGGGGTTTCCATTGCCTGCTCGTAGAACCAGTTCTGAAATGCCTGCCTGATGTGGGGAACCGACGTTGTAACCAGCGCCACCAATCAATGCGATGTAAACGATGGAACTCGCTTGTGGCATGGTAACCGTAGCCAGTTTGAACCACCCTGCCCCGCCAGAGAAAGACATCGTTACTGAATTTAAAGTACCAATATCTTTCGGCGTTAATGTGATATCCGCAGTCAGTGCTTTTCCGTTAACTTTTCGGTTAGATGGCACCCTGCTATTCGCATTGTCATTGGCTGCTTTAACTGCTTTTGGCGTTGCGGCCAGCGATTCACTGGTGCTGTCGACAGCACTGCTAAGTTTCACAACACCTTTAGTTGTAAGGCTTGCGTCTTCCATCGCAACTGCACCGGCAATCTCTTCAGCACGATCAGCAGCAGCTTCCGCACGGGTCGCAGCGGATTCAGCAGCAGTTTTGCTCTGAGATGCTGCCGTCGCACTGCCTGCCGCCTCTGTTGCCTTCGTGGATGCCGTCGTGGCGCTGCCCTTCGCTGCTGACGCCTGTCTGGTCGCCTCATCTTTTGAAGCAGACGCCGATGAGGCCGATGACGCCGCCGAACTGGCGGACGATGCGGCAGCCGTTTTTGAGGATTCTGC